TTGCTGGTCCTTCTGCTTCCGCTACAGGTAATGTCACTAATCAGGCTGTACAAGTATTACAGGGACCATATGCTGTCAATACCTATGGAGCAGGAGTTAGTTGTCAAGGACCAACAATGAGTGTGTCCCCATTTGCATTGGGGAACTTCAATAGCAGTCAAGATCCTACAACATACCAATCACAGAATGGAAACTTTGGTGTCAGCATGGGTTTCAACTTCCCTCTGGATGGAGGACTAACTGAACTCTGTAAAGCAAGAGCAAGAACAGAGATTGCTAGGCAGCAAGCAGAAGCAGACAAGGCACGATTGGATTTTGAATTGGTTAGATTATTAAAGTGTGGTGAGGCAATCAAATCTGGTGTTACATTCCACCCAGATAGTCCTTACTACAAGATCTGTGCTGACGTAGTTGTGAGGTATCCGAATGGAACCAATACATCCAATAAGTAATGCCAACGGTATTGCCAATATAGCAACTAATGCCAACGGCATTCCAAAAATTGGCATTGATGGTCCGTCAATCATACCTACAATTGATCCACCAGTATTGCGTCAGGTAGAAATACCTGTCACAAGGGGACTTGCTCTGCCAATATTCCAAGCACCAGATCCTTCTATCAAGTATCCAGTCATCAATGTTCCTACACAGGAAGAGTTTGATGCTGCTGTAAGAGCAGACAAAGAAAAGCAAGCACAAGAAGATGCTGCGAAGAATAGAGGACTACCAGATACTGCACCCCCTCCTCCTCAACTGCCTCAGGCAATCCAAACCCCTCCCACTCCTGAGGTCAAAGCAGAGATCCCTGCAGACAAACCTAGCATCACAGTGGCAGGATTAAACATCGATTTACCTGACCCATCTCTTGTTGCTACGGCTGGTTCTGTGGCAGTAGTAACTACCGCTGCTACGATGGTTGCAACCACAGTATTCAACACTCTTAAGAATGCTGCAGAGCCACTAATCAAAGAAGCAACCAAGAAGAAGTTTAAACTCAAGATCAAACAAGTCAAACCCGTGCTGCATTATGTACTAGCAGAAGGTGGGCATATAGATGTCTTTGAATATTCTGCTACTGGCACTAGACTTGTAGAGCAGGTTGATAATGTAGAGCAGTATATTCGTGACCAAGTTGAAATCAATTCTCTCTACGAGATTGATAACAAGATCATTATTGATGATGTAATCGCAGACAAATTTACAAAGGAGGGGCAAAAGAGATTTAAACCTCTGTTTGCCCCCGCTAAAAAGATTGCGAAAAAATTATCTGCTAAGTTCTCAATCTGAAAACTTATCGATTACCCAAGAGAAGATCAATACTGGAAGATATACCACAAGATTGTATAACATATCAACAAAGATGTTATCCTTTTCTTCCTTACGCTTTTCTTTTGCAGGTGCATTAGTCATTTGGTATCACCTTAAACAAATCTTTACTATTTAACAAAGTAGTATCAAACTGTAAAGATTTTTTGCGACCTCTTCGTGCTGGTCTTCTGACAAATCTTATAACTTCTGGTGGTTGTCTCTTGGGAATAGGTCTTCTATTCTCAAGCATTATGCCATCATTCGTCAATAATCTTAGAACTATTAAAATATCTAAGATAAAAAGTTTCATTCTACCAGAGTTCCGTTTCTTCTTCTAATTTCTTTAAGTGGTTCCCAATCTTTGTCTTTGGTTCCACCATCATAAGGAAGAGCATATCCTTCAGTAATCATTCTATTGTTCAGTGATTCATCTTCACCATTAATATAAAGATTTCCTATGATTCTACCATACTTCTCAGTAGAATCTGGAAGTTCTGTGCGAATGATAATATCGTATGCATCATGTAGTTTATGCTTTAACCAGTTCTTAGCATCTAGTCCAAGTGCTTTTTCCGCAAGGTCTCTTGTGCGACTCTCCGGGGTATCGATACCAGCAAGACGAATTCTCTTGGTAAGGGAGATATCAAAACCAAGATCAATATCAGCATCAATAGTGTCGCCATCAACTACTCTTCCAACTGACTTGATTCTATAAACGTATGGATCTTTGTCTGCCATTAGAAAGGAAACTTAATACTCCCGGTATTTAGTTTTGGAATGGGTAGTTTCTCAAATGCTTTATTGACTTGTTTCTCTACAACCTTCCCAACAAACTCTTCTGGATTGTTTAGAATTTTCTGTGCTTTTTGATATGTGATGTATGCTCCTACACCAATCGCAGCACTAATGCTCAGACTTGTGATTGATAGGATCAGACTTAAATGTTTCATCTTTCATCTCCTCGTGTGCTAACTTTAATATGTAGTAAATGACGTATGCAGTAAACGCAAGTCCACAGGATAATATTATTACAACACCCCAAGGAAACTGATCCATCAATATTTACCTTCAGTGCAGAACTGAACTTTCTTATTTGGATAGTAAGGATATAAACCATCTTGCGGTTTCATCCATCCACATCCAATCAACCAGTCTTTAGTCATAGGAGTTGGTGTAACTTGCTCCCATAATGGAGCTTCTAATATCATTTCAAGATGCCTAGCAGTTGTATTCATTTGTTCTTCTGCCCAGTTAGCATCTGCTTCCCAAGGAACAGCACGACTTTGACCTACTGATTCATAAGTCAATCTAGTGTTTTTCATAACCCAAGCAGGAATCTCCGAATCCTGATGAACCTGTGCCATAAAAGCAGTATCCAATCCACCACCCATAGCATCCTGAACAACGTGCCAACCTTCGTGTCTTAGAGTTCCTAAAAACTCTCTCTCATCACCAAGAAGATTTTCATTGATGAAGAAACGATTGTAGTTTGGTTTATAAATCCCAACTGTTCTTGGAGTGAAGTATCTACTCGGTGCTAGATATACTCCAATCTCAAGTTTGTTTAATGCCGCAATAATTCTTACAACCTCTTCTCTGAATGGGTCAAATCCTTCTTTGGTGAAGACCTCAGAATCTGATGTAAGTTTTTCTACACCCTCAGTACATTCTAGAAGAATCATACAACCCATTGCTGCTAGACTGTATGGTTTTACAGTTGGTTGTTTTGGTACTAGAGATTCGCCAAATGCTGAAGATGTTAAGCTAAATGTTAATACAAGTGTTGCCAAAAGTTTTTTCATTCATTCCACCATCCTTCTTGTTTATGTATCCAAACTTTCAAATCTTTGACATATTTTCGTAATATTTCTGCCTGTTCTTCATGCCAAGAATCACCCGTCTCCATAAAGAGGCGGGTGTGATTATCTATTGCTTTCAGGATTTGATGGATTGGAGCATTCCAACACTCCCTCTTGGGAGTATTCCATTCTCTTGGCATTTGTATTCGACCGTATAAAGTTGGTCTTGGTATATTAGATCAGCCTGACATAAATTAGGACCAATCATTACATTACCGGCAATCAAAACATCAAATAACATCACTTTTTCTTTCCTCCATTTTTTGCCTTTTTGGCAGTGGCGTTGCCTTGGTTCTGCTTTTTATTTCCAGCAGAACCTTTCTTACCCTTATTGGGCGACTTAGACATCAGAGTTCTCCTCTACGGGGGGTGACAAAACCTTCAACATCTTCACCTTCAACTTTTGTTTCAAGAGCTTCTACTCTTTCTTCAAGTGATGAATCTCTTACAGGAACAGGTTCTTCCCAAACAACAGGTGGAGTGGGTGGAGTTTCAACAAACTCATCTCTTCTTACTGGTTTTTCATCTCTTTCATCTTCATCATCTCCACCTTTCTTCATAGTGTTAATACCAAAGGTAGCAGCAGATGCTGTAAAGACGGTAGCAATGAAGGTGGGGTCCATCTTAGATAGAGCCCCAGCATAACTTGCGGTTAAAAGTGCAGCGGACCAACTCAAGATCAAAATACGAATCAATGTTCCCATACGATTTTCCTTTTTCTTATCCATCAGTCCTATGTGATGATGTTTCTTTGATATTTAGTAAAATCAGAACCTGAATTTGACTTTTGCGGACACTACTGTGTTATTAATACCATCAGAAATTTGATGGAGTCCTTCAAGATAAAGTGTTTGGTTATAGTCAACAGCAGCAAGAACTTCTACATCAGTATTAGTATTAATAGATGCCTCTACGCCAATACCAAATCTATCATTCTTCTTACCACCAAAGCGATGAGTAAGAGATAAACCTGCTTCACCAACATTAGTTGTTCTATTAATTTCACCAACCTTTCTTGCAGACTGAATAGATCCACGCTCAGTGAATCCATCTCTACGATATCCACTTACAGTATGACCCACAAATGGAGTGATACTCTTATTAAGATGCCAGTAGAGTCTGTTGTTTACCCACCACTCTTGCCCTTCTGTTGAGCTTTCGTTGCTGAATATACCAGCAACATTTCTAGAAACATAGTATTTGTTTTGAGCAAGTCCAGCATTAGTACGTAGAGATAAGGTATTGCCACGGAGCATACTGAATACTCCATAATGATTTGCACTTAGTTTAGAATCACTATCTACGCCATTAAGATCAACTCTCACATTATTATACTGAGCACCGATTGTCCAAGTTGGTTTGATGTCAATTTCCAATCCACCACCAAATACTTTGGAGGTTGCATAATATCCATTATCTGCATGAGACCATCCAAAATAGTTCTTAGAGAATACTCTAACCTTTTCATTTGTATAAGATGGTGTATGATTTAAAATACCATGAAGTCCACCAGATACCTTATCCAAAACTTCGTGCTGATCTACACGACCAAACAGAGAATCACGAGCGACAGAAATACTTACATCATTAAAAAACTCATAAGTTGTTTCTGGTGTTCCTTTGGTTACAGTTTCTTCTCCCTCAGCAGTTGTTGTAGTTGTAACTGGCGTAGTCACGACAGTCCTAGTCATACCAGTTGTGGTTGTTGTGGTATGTTTTCTAGCAATCTCCTGGACTCCATCATCCTCAGATGCTTTGTGTTCTGTCAGAGTTACTTTAACAACAGGAATCCCTGCTGTTGGTGCATTTGTGGTTACGATAGAAGGTTTTGTAACTGCTGTTGAATTGAGCGAAGTTGCAATCACAGAAGAACTTGTGGTTCCTGTTGATGAAGATGAAGTTGAAGTTGGCGTACCCTCTGATGTTGTGGTAGTTCCATTCGCATTTACAGTTGTTGTGACTGGTGTGGATATGGTTGTTGTAGTTGTAACTGGTGTTGTATCAAGGATTGTATCAGTATAAGTTCTGACAACTCTGTTTCCATCAGCATCAGTAGACTCAACAGTTCTAGTAACTGTTCTGGTTGCAGTTGTATTTGCAGTAGAATCAGAAGAAGTTACAACTGTTCCAGTTACTGCGGTTGATCCAAGAGTGGTTCCAGTTACTACTGATGTTGATGTTGGGGTTCCCTCTGATGTTGTGGTTGAACCATCAGAGTAAGTTGTGGTTGTAACAGGTGTGGTGGTTGTTGTTAAAACAGTATCAGTATAAGTATTAACAACTGGGTTTCCATCAGAATCAGTTGAAGTTTCAGTTCTAGTAACGGTTGATGTAGAAGTTGTAACCGAATCGGTTGTTGAAGTTCCAGTAACTGTTGGTGCGGATGTTGTAGGAGCAGAAGCAGAACCAACATCAGAAACTGTAAATGATGATGCGGTTGCACCACCTGCACCACCTGCAACTGCACCAGAAGCAGCATCGTAAGAAGATGGACCAAAGATATAAGCATATTGAATATTAACGATATCCCCTGCACTGATGCCAGAGAACATAAATGCCATACCGATTGTATAGTCCCCATCACCATCATTGACCCCGTTGTAGTAATCAACTGGGTCAGTTGTCCATCCAGCACTGATACCAGTATTGGAGTTTGTTGCAGCAGTGAATAAACCTAACGCATACTTAGATGCAAGTGCTTCTGAGAGAACAATATTAGTCTCAGGAACACCACCAGCATATCCTCTGACATTCAGTGTTGAGGAACTATCCCCAGCGGCAGCTCTTGCATCAGGGTCAGTGAAACGTCCAAAGTATAATGTTGGAACATTAATAAGGAACTCTAAACGAGTATTGATATCAACAAACTGTTGATTATCATTAAAACGATAATCGTGCTCAATATTAAATTCGGTGACTGAACCAGACCATACTGCACGGTTATCAAACGTTAAACCACGATACTCAACACCAGAATAATTTACCAGTGTTCCTGTAATCGCAGGTGAAGTAACATTAGTATTGTTATTTGTATAGTTGAAAAGAACTGTGGTTCCATCAGAATCAATACCCTTTACAGTCCATCCTTCAAATGGAGTTCCAGGTGTTAGATAATCGTATGCATCGTTGAACGTTCCTGTTCCTGTGGAATCGTAAAGAATGCCAGGAGCAGTTCTTCCACCAGAACCAACAGTTCCTGCATCGTTGGTTCCAATCTTGACGTAGTTTCCTTCTAAGGTAAGGGGTGCTGCAATTGCACTACTTCCCATAAGCAATGCTGAGGCTGCAGCAATCGCCTTTTGCGTATAAGACATAAAAATCCTCTGTACTTTGTGTGACTAAACAAAACAAACCGAAGTATGAAAAGTAAAGTAATCGCAAAGTCCAGAGGACTTTATTTTATGTTAATCCAGACCAGTTAAGATCAAAGATCATCTCTATGTGTATTTATTTTAACCCTTCTTCCAGGCTTCTCCTTCTGCTTTTCTTCTACGAGCAAGTCCTGCCTCAACATTAGAACCAGGATTTCTGTAGAGATAAAGTGCATCGGGCACTTGGTCCCACTCCTTATTCTTCAGGCGTTTAGTAATAGTATTAAAGTTATCACCACCGTAAAAACCGGCACCAAGATTATAAGCAAAGCTGAGCAAAGCGCCTCTTTTTCCATCTGACATTTCATTCCAATGTGGGATTTTTGCAAGTGCTGGAATAAATTGATTCTTGCACTGACTAATCAGTAGTTCGTCTGCCTCTGCCTGGGTAATCTTATCACCCATCTTGAATGGCGATCCATCCTTCTTACGGGTAGAACCCCAACCAATAGTGATTGGTAGGTTACCTGACAGAGGATCTGGATAGGCACTCAAGTGGCATCCTTCAAACTCTTTGATGAGCTTAATACCCATCATAGGGACTTCACCAGAAGCGGCAGCAGGAGCACCACTGCCGCTCTCTACTTTCCCAGAGGTTTGCCACAGTGAGGGCACACATCACCTGCAGAGGCGGCAGGTGCTGATCCACCTTTCTTACCCCTATAGATCTCAGCCCAGTCAACATTGTCCTCAAGGAATTTAACTGGGAGATTATCTTCTAACCACTGAACTGCCTTCACATGGTTGGGGTTTTTCTCATCATAATAATTAAAAAAGTTGTGCAAATCAATTCTTGCCATCTGGTCCTCCTATATCTGGAAAATAAATTTTAAAAAGTTCTGATGCTTCTTTGTGTCTACCTTCGTCAGTTAATTTTTTTACTAACTGCAATATCTTACGTTTGAAATTAGTCGAAGATCCTTCCCCACCCATCATTACCTCCTGGACACCAACGGTGCTTAAGAACCGCTTTGGTATAGATAGTTTTTTTACCATTGGTAACAGGACCACTATAATTATCATTCAATGATCCATAAGGATCATTTACATAATACCCCTTACCGTCAGGAGTCTTACCAATAACTACACACATGTGTCCTCCAGTTGGATTTGTTAAAGATCCTCTATGAAGAATACCAATCACAACTGGTTTGCCTCTATCAAGGCTCTTGTCAATATCAGCAAACGATAGGTTGTAACTGAAGTGTGACTTTACACCATACCCAGCAAGAACTTTTGTCTGAACTGCGTGGTCGGTTGTATCACCAATCGCAAATACTTTTTTGACATATTCATCATCGCCTTTGATACTTCCTGGCTTGAGGAATGCCAAGCACATAGCACAAGATGAAGAGTTGCAAGTTCTATGTGCATCTCTGTAGTTGTCTACTTGATTGAAATAGGGAACATCTAGAACTGCAGGTGTAGGTGGTTTGGTTCTGAAAATACCAACCCATTCTGTTTCAGAGTCATCCATAAACTCTGCAGGAAGATTATCCTCCAACCACTGAACTGCCGCTACATGGTCGGCGTTCTTATCATCATAATACTTAAAAAAGTTATGAAGATCTAAGGTCATTGGATATTACTTAAAACACACAGTATTTATAAAAAAAGCACCCCTTTAAGGTGCTTTTAAATCAAACTCTATACAGTTTTTCTTCAGGCATTGCTTCTCGTTTTTCCCGAATAGCAATAAGTTCTTCCTGATCTAGACTCTGCAGATATCCAAGAACCTTTTCTGGAGTAGTTTCTTCATAAGGATCTTGTGATGAATTATCCATCTTCATTTTTTCAATGAAGAGTTTTTCAATAATACCATCATCAATAACGGCAGCGTATCGCCAAGAACGTTCACCAAAACCAATGTTTGATTTAGAGACTAATTGGCCCATTGAACGAGTAAAATATGCATTACCATCAGGAATGAGTTTTACCTTTTCAATATTTTGATCTTTACCCCATGCATTCATTACGAAAGCATCATTAACTGAAATGCAATATACTTCATCAACTCCGTTTGAAGTAATCTGATCATATTGCTCTTCAAATCCAGGGAGTTGATATGCAGAGCAAGTAGGAGTGAATGCACCAGGAAGAGAAAAGAGAACCACTCTTTTTCCAGCAAAAAGATCTAGACTAGATTTTGTTACAAATTCTCCTTCTTCCCTAAAAATAAAATCAACAATGGGGATTCTAAATTTTTCAAGTCTCATTTTAACCTCAATCACCAGATACCAGGAATAATCTGACCAGTGGCAGCATAGCTACCCATTGCAGCAACAATACCGATCATTGCTGCCCAACCATTAATACGTTCTGCTCTTTCGTTCATTTGTTTTCTCCTTGATAAGGGTGTTTTTGTTTAAGTTCAGGATTGGGATTAGATGTTTGTTTTGGTGAACGACTTTTGTTTTTAATAACAATAAAAGCATCGTTCTGATAAGTCACGGTTCCAAAAGGTTTAGACCACTTTGGATTGCTGTTTGGGTTAGTAGCAGTTCCTGTTACAGCAACTCCCCCAATCTCAACTGAGATATCATCATTAGCGTCCCATCCAAGTTTTTCAAGGGCAATAGCAAACTGCCCCAACATACCACCAGTGCTCATTAATAAGTTTCCGAGAGTTGTTCAACAGCATAACCCAGAATCACAAAAAATGCAACCGTGGTCACTGTCCAAATAACTTCGCTCATCAGACAACACCAAAGAAGAGATTGCCTGTCAGTGCATAAGAGATCGCGCCAGCGACAATACCAAGCATTGCCCAACGACCATTCATTTTTTCTGCTTTCTCAGCATAAGGTTCAATACCATAACGCTCAAGATCTTCCTTAGTCATATACATGGAAGGTTCTTTGGCAAACATATTCATTTGTCCAAATTCATTTTTAGTTACAGTCATAATTCCTTTGTAAAGAACTGTTACACAATTATATAGGAAACCTAAAGAAAAAACAAGGGTGGAAACCCACCCTTGTTAGAAAGTCCTGACTTGATTAAGTATTAATACTTACAAATCAGAAGGTGTACTTCACACCAGCCTTGATGTTGCTGGTGAGTTCGTCACCAGTCAAGAACCAATACTCACCATAAACGCTCAGGTTCTCGGTAGCGGCAACAGAAGCGCCAACCTTACCAGAAACGTCAACACTGGTGTCACCAGACTCAGGAGTAGCCAGAGCAGGACCTGCTTGGATGTAACCAGAAACGGTGTCGCTCAGAGCGCCTTCGTAACCGATATGTGCTTCGGTCAGAGTGCCGATGTAGTCAGAACCAGTCAGACCAGCATTAGCCTCGACGTTAACATAAGGGCCAGCGAACGCAGCGGTGGCAAGGAAAGGAGCAGCAGCAACAGCTGCGATTGCGGATTTAAACATAATTGTACCTCTAAGTTTCTCGCAGAGTTATACCTGCGGATGTAAGGAGTTTCGACAAACTCCGTTTGCTTCACGTTACTCAGCGAGTAGTTGGGGCTTCGTCACGCTTACGTATTTATCTTAGCATTCTCTTTGGGATCATGTCAAGCCTGTTGTGCTGCAGAATTTTCGGTTATCCGACCCAAATAAGGATCATAGTTCATATAATCTTTGATATCAACTCCTGCTCCATTTTGTTGCCAAAAATTAGTTAATGCTGAATGATTACCCTTATGAAAAGCATCAATATGTTCTGGATGGATAGAAGATCCCAATTCAATTCTGTAAAGAAGCAAGGGAATAGAATAAGTATTACCAGAGTTATAAATTAAATCATCAGCAACTGGACGTGGTTTAACACCATTGTCAAGACGATACTTATTTCCTTTTACATGAAACTTTAAAAGTTTTTCTGCATGATGACGAGTGATCAAGTAACAAGCAGTGGAAAAATCATTTACAAATCTTTTGTGAAGTCTTACGTGAAGATCCCCCGTGCAAATAATAGCAATTTGCACAACATCCCAATCATAAGGAACGTGTGCATAAAAATCATTCCAAGTAAAATTCCAATACTTTACTAAATCCAAATTACAATCATCTTCCATGATGATTGCATAAGGACTATCCGAAGTTTCATACCAATGTTTAATTGCTTTCAAGTGAGAAGTAATACATCCAATCTCACCAGATGTCATGTTTTCTGGATAACGACCTACAATAATATCGCTAAGGTCATCTTCACGACCATCATGGGCAGAGATACGTTCATAATTTTCAATCTCCCAGTACTTAAACTGGTTTTCCATGTACTCTTTTCTTTCTGGTTGTCCATCAAGATTCAAATAATAAATTGGACCAATACCATTCAGTTTATGTGCTGATTTGTTTTTATCTAATAATTCCATCATTTCTTTTGAAAAACGTCGTCATAAAAATCTTGAGGTACTTTATCCCAAAAAGTTGGAGTTACAACTTCTGCTTTGCATCCACCAAACCACCAAGCAACTTCAGGAAACGTACTACCAAATGTGCAAACTATTTTTCCTTTGCACTGAGATAATAAGTACATTTCAAGGAATGCTTCCTTGCTTTGCTGCACATCATCAACACATCCATCATTAGCAATCATACCCACGGTCCTTGGAAGTGTAATTATTTGGTCAGGATATTTTGACTTATAATAATTATTAATCTCAAGGTTATCGGAGGAAAAGAAAAACTTTTGATTTGAATTTAGTTTTTGAACTTCTCTTTCAAATCCTTGAAAGTCAACCCAAACATGCCTTCCACAGTTATCAATAGGTGGCAACCAACTACGAATGTTGATTCCTACCATATTATCCTTGTCCCAGTCTTTAGTTATATCATCTACAATTTCTTGCAGATCTGGTTTTAATTTAAACCTCTCAAAAACAGGAACATACTTATCAATAAAATACTGAGGTGTCTTCTCATATAGAAAATCAATTGTATTAAGATCTTCAATATAATGCTGTTCATCCTCATCAACAAGAAGACGCCAGACAGATCCTGTATGAGGATATTTTTGGATATCTTCTGATGTCGCTAATTCAAAGTTTTCAAACAAATGAACATCAGTTGGTTTCTCAACCAGTATTCTATCATACCTTGCCATATGAGATGCGTATGACTTAATACGATTTCCAAGTGCTGCGGTACGCAGAACAACAAAGGTACTCATAATATATCCCCAATCCATTTCTCTACATCAAATTTTGGTTGCCAACCAAAAGTATTCTTTGCTTTATCAATACAAGCAAGAGTTGTTCTTGCCTCACCATCCCTTGGAGGAATATGAGTTTGATTATCAGAAATCATATTAGCAATCTCAAAAATGGAAATATTTTTTCCACTTCCAATATTATAAACCTGACCGTAACATTCTTCTTCAAGATTTGCTAATGCAACCATAATATTCGCATTAGCAACATCTTGAACATGCACAAAATCTCTACGCTGTTTACCATCACCAACAATGGTTAATGGTTCTCCAGCATCCTTTTGGCGCAAGAAAATTCCAATTACCGGAGCATACTGACCTGCAGTTGGAGAACGTTTACCATAAACATTAAAGTATCTGAAGATAATTGTTTTCAAACCATAGAGGTTTGTATATAGTGTACACAATTGCTCACCAGCAACTTTAGACACTGAATATGGATTCAAACAATCATTAGGATCTTCTTCATAATTTGGATATTTGTTCAGTCCATATGCAGAAGAAGTTGAAGAATAAATGACTTTCTGTACACCTGCTTCTCTAGCACATTGAAGAACAGTGCAGGTTCCAACAGCATTTTTTGTAACAGCATTAATTGGATTCTTAATGGCAGGTTGGAGTCTTGATTCCGCAGCTAAATGAAATACGTAGTCAACTCCGTTATAAAGTTCTCTAGTATTTTCATAGTCACAGATATCTAACTTATGATTATCTGCATTATCATTCCAATAAAACTTTTCATTGCATTCCGCACTCTCGTTGTCAATTACAACAACTTCCCATTTCAATCCAATTAATTTATCAACAAGGTTAGATCCAATAAACCCTGCTCCACCTGTTACTAGTGCTTTCATTTTACCTAAAAGATTTTGCAATTTTTCTTTTCAACTCTGTTGTTGAATAGTCATGACTTCTATCAACAAAAACTATACGGATTGGTTTATCCTTTCCAGTATAACTACCATCACTATAATCATCCCCAAGAAACCTAACATCATAATCATCAAGATATGATAGGAAAGTATCTTCTGCCTGATAAACAACGATATCATCAATATATCTAATTGCTCTCAGAATTTCCTTTCTCTCTTCCAGAGTTTGGACTGGAGGAAGTTTATGAGGTCTTGCCCATGATGGATCTTCATGGAGAGCAACGGTAAGATGATTGCAGTGCATCTTACATTCTTTAAACATCCGAATATATCCAGGATGAATTAAGTCGAATGCACCAGCGATAATACCTTTTACCTGTGGTTGACTCTGTTTCCAATCTTCAACGTTTTCACCTTTATCATCAATGAAAATATCTGCAGTTGGTTTGCAGAACATTGGGAATAGTTCATGATACTTATATCCCCAATCATCAAGTTGTCTTTTCGTAAGTTCAGTATGATCTATCCCAGATCCCTTACCTCTAGCAGTTTGTAATATAATGTAGTGTCCTTCATCATAAAGACGATTCACACATTCAACCATAAAGGGAAATGGTTTAGCACTTTCATAATTTGGTTTTCCCTTTTCATTATTGGGAGTATCACAGAGTGTCCCATCAATATCAAAACAATATCTCATACAACTCCATGAAGAAAGATTTGATGGACGCATTCAACAATGCCATAGTTTCTACTTGGGATATGATAATCCCAAAGAGAATTTTTAGCAAGTTTTCTTGCACTATTATCTTTCTGAAATCCTGTTAGAATTCCATACTTCTTATTTGTGTTTTCGCACCAACCAATACAATTCAGAATATTTGGAGACTCTCCACCAGAACTAATCAAAATAATTAAAGTATCTTGAGTTGCATATGCTTCCAGAAACTTAACATATGCATTCTCCATTCCAAAGTCATTGATATAACAAGTAAGCATTGATGGATCAGAAAAGACCATTGAACGCTTACCGTGGAACTTCACATAGTCTTGGGAGATGTGAGAGGCAACAGCATTGCTGCCACCATTTCCCAAGATAATAATATCAGATGTTTTTGAAAAGGCATCTTGAAATTTTTTAAATTGAGATTCCAAATGAGCACCTTGGAGTGCTTCAATATACTCTGAAAATGGATTACTCATCAGACTTTCTTTTTCAGACAGAAGAAGATACTGTTTCCATAAGTGGTATGCATTCTGAACATTGCATCCCCGAAAAGATATCCGAAGAAGAGACCTTGAGGACGAGCAGCAACACCTTCAGGAATGCCTGGGTGATGAGGATATTGAATACCAACGGGAGTTGGTGGCCAACTTGGATCGTATGCAAGTTCAAATCCACAATCAAACAAAAGATTAATCCACTTCACTGAGTTGAAAACTGACTGGTGGCGGCGAAGGAACTTACCATCAACCCAACCAACATCATCAGGAACAACAGAAATTGAGCAACAGAATACACCATCATCCTTAAGATGATTTCGGATCTGTTCAAAGAATACATGCAGGTCTTCTTCAGCAATATGTTCTACGACTTCCCAGGTTGTGATGAAATCAAACTGCATTTTTTCATCATCTTCATACAGTTGATATGGTTTGGAAAGATCAACCGTAAACAAGTTCTTATCACCGTATTGATCCCAGTTGTGCTTACCAGCACCGCGTTCACGAGCATTGGTAGATCCTTCAAGACCAACACCAATATCTCCCCTGCTGATAAAGTCTGCGATCAGTTGACCACCAGCACATCCAAGATCAAGAACCCTAATTTGCTCATTGTTAAAATGATTCTTTACAGCGTTGATATAATCAATATCAGTTGTATTATCGTCTACAGTTCCAACTGGTGCAATATGATCGGGGGATTCAATTGCAACAGGGTGCTCTGTCTCTAATCTAATCATAACTTTTTACCTTTTACTCCATCAGGGGATACATTAATTTTAACCGAAGAATATGGCAATGTCAATTTATCCTTTTCTGAGAAGGTTAAAAAGAAACCGCCATTGCCAGCACCACATAACTTGTGGGCAATGACAAGTGGACTATTTAGTAAATATTGATCAATGGTCTTTACCATTGAATTTTCATTAATTGATGAACTAGTTTGTTTCTTCTGAACCCAACTTTGATTTAGATGATAAAGGAATTCATCGTAGTTCTTTTGAAGTAATGAATCATACGCTACTTCAAGAGTGTCAAGAAGTGGTGGGATCTTATCAAGATTATCACTTACGTCTTTAAGAACATTTTTTGAGTTTCTTGTTACACCAGTGAATACTAAGTGTGCATCATAATGTTCAAACAACTCAGTTGACTGAAAATCGTACTTTACAATCCCACCCCTTTGAAATTCAATTCTTTTAAACCCACCAATACCACATCCATAAGGATCTTGGTATCCGCAGTAAGGGTTAAATTCTCTCTCTAGGTCATATGCAAGGGCACATATTTCAATGTCAGTCATACTAAGACCTTTGAACATTGAAACACACTTGATCAAATTAATCAGATAAGAAGAAGATGATGCCAAACCACTACCCTGAGAATATGCATCACTCGTCATACTGACAGTTAATGGAGCACATCCAAAATGATTTAGAACAACTCTAACAAGATCATTTTGAACATCACCAATAAATTCAGTCTCCTCTCTCTTTGAATAATTTACAATGTACTTATGACCTTGCATATTGTATCCAAACTTATCTTCATGCAAACTGATATAAGTTTTCAGATCGCAAGTAAAACTAATAACGGCACCATATCCATACTTTTCTACAAAGTATGGATTATCTGTTGAACCACCAAATAAAGAAACCCTGAGTGGGCATGAAGAAACATACATTAAAGAACAATCCAGTTATCTACATAAAGGTCTTTAGTATCTTTATCAGCATAAGCAGGACCAAACCACATTTTGGGAGCAATGACTTTTTTGTTTGGATTGGACTGCAACCAAGCACCCCACCAACTCATACTACTATTAGCAATAATAGCATGAGAACACAAAGACATCAAGCACAGATCTGCATATGGTAAGAAAGATCCATCAGAGTATTTTTCTTGAGGTTCTGAAATAAAGAACCTATCATCAGAGAAGAACTCCTGTTCCTTGACCCATTCGGCAGAATCGGAAAATACAATCACTGGTTGATCATCTCTAAAGTAACCAAGTGCTTCTTTATAATATTGTAATGGTTGAACTGGATGTTGGTCTGAGCAATTAACATATGCCCATTTAAATCCACGAGGGTCAACTAAGTTAGGATCTCCTCTACGAACGTGAAGCATGATTGGTTCCTGACCATCAAACTGTTCAATAAATTCTTTACATGGTTCTAGGTGCTCATCTAGGAAAGTATAATCTTTACGAATCTCATTAGAGATGTGTTTAAAGTATTTTTCAGACTGAAAGAATCCATGAAGACTTACATTGTCAGGACACTTTTCAAATAACAATGAATCAAAGTGAAAGAATCTCTCACCAACATACTGGAAGTTTTCATAGACTCCAATATTTTTTTCAGTGACAGATTCTAATTTAAAACATTCATTAAGACTGTAGTTTTCAATTCCTTTAATATGAAAGGGAGGAATAGACCAATCATAATCATGATGAGCAGCAATGCCACGAAGAGCAGCGTACTCAAACATTTGATTTCCCAATCTACCCAAATTGCCTATTTGATTAAATGCTAACATATTTCTTAAGATACTCTTGATTTGAATAATACTCTTTCAGTTTTTTCTTATTTAAAGTCTGCAAATGATTCCATACTTCAAAGTTTTGTGCCATATAAGGGTTGCCTCTAATTGAAGCAGGCCAAGAGTTTGGACCCCTGCTGTGCTCCAAATGATAGATCCAGTTATCAATTCTACCAACATTATATCCAAGAGTGGTAAATCTAAAGAATCTCTCTTTATCTTCTGGAGAGGAACCTTTAAAGTTTTCATTCTCCATTCCACCCTCAATGTAAACAGATCTATTAAAAAACTGTACCCACCCAAAATCAGAGGTGCTAACCTGAGATGTTTTGTCAAGAATAGAAAAATCAAAATCTCCGTTCAAAAAGTCAGAAACAATTTCATCAGTTACATGCACTTGCTTTTGATAGTTTCCATTTCCGTAAGGATAGACAACATCACATGTGCCATTCAAAATTGATTCATATGCGCTTACATATGTTTGAACTGGCATCAGCACATCACAATCATAATTAATAACCACATCAGTTTTAGACATCGCAAGCATTTCATTTAAGATGTGCATACGATAGAATACCGAATCATCAGACTTCTCAAATATGTGAGTTAGATTAATATCTTTGCCAATGAATTCCTTTACTTGAGGAAGCACATTTTCCTCAAACACTGGTTCACTATCAACTTCCTTTATGATTACATTGGTATCAAAATTGCCAAATAAAAAACACAGAAGAGTAATAATATTTCTCATTCTATCTGCAGATTCTATCCTCAGAGGAATGATAAAAGTAGCATTTGATAAATCAACCATTTGGATATTCCCAGTTTTCAAAAAAGTCTGAGTGTTTCTCTTGTAGATATTCTAACTCGCTTTGAATAAATTGCCAAGCAGACCCGTCACCTTCAATAACAATATCAAAATTGAGTTTTGATGTTACATTATTATTATGCTGTCTACTAACTGTTAAAATATTTTCAACGATAGTTGGCATTCCAAATTTCATACGAAGTCTATGATACCACTCATGATCCATACTCGTAGAAACATTAGTATCAAAGTATTCTAGATCTTTGTTTCTCACAGTCACATTGGAGGGAGAACCTAGGAGGTTATTACCCACCAACAAATGATCAGGATACTTTGGAATTCTTGGATCAAAATAGTTAACGGTATCATAAGTATGAGTAAACCCATTCACCAACCAATGGTTGTCGCTATTGTCAAGCTTATCAACAATAACTTCTAAAGCATCCTTTTTATAAAGGAAGTCGTCGCAATGCAAAATTTTAATATATTCACCCTCACATAAATCCATTGCGTAGTTTGAATTTGCAGACATTCCAATATAATCTAAATTCTTTTCATATCTTACAGAATACTCATAGCATAATTCTCTGATTAAATCATTAGGCGAATTATCAGATACAACTACTTCATAATCAGTAAATGTCTGCATCTTAATGCTATCAAACAGTTCCTTTAGGTGCTGCACACCTTGGAGGTCATTTACATATGCAGGGATAGCAACTGAGATCTTGGGCATCAAATCCTCTCCCACCTCTCTGGGATAAGGTCACTATCATCAACAGTAGCAGCAGGACCATACCACTTCTTGGGAGCAATAATTGGTTGAGTGGGGTTTTCAATCAACCAGGCACCCCACCAACTCATAGAACTGTTTGCAATAATTCCACCAGAACAAAGAGACATCAAACAAAGATCAATGTAAGGAATCAAAGAATGTCTCATTTGACCATCGGCATCAAGATGAACATGCCCATATCTTTCATTGTCCTCCGATAGAAGGAACCTATCAGAACTGAAGATCTCTTGTTTAGCACACCATTGGATGTCATCAGAAAAGACTAGAACAGGAATGTCTTTATCAAATTTTTCTAAAGCACGTTCATAATATTCCAATTCACAAACTGGATGATAGTATTGGAGATTTAGATAATCACCACGACGAACGTGAAGGAAAATTACATCACCAATCTCAGAGATAAAGTTTTTACAAAGTTCTAAGTGTTCAGATTTAAAAGTAAAATCTTTTTTGATTTCATCTTTAATGTGAGTAAAGTACTTTTCTGTTTGGAAGTAGTCTTCAATGTTGCAATTGTCTGGGCACACATTAAAGAACTCTTCATCAAATGCACCAGTGTTTGCCTTGTAAGTTGGGAAATCGCTAGGAACTAATCCAAGGTTCTTCTCACTAACCCCAGACATTTCAAAACAGTCAAACAAACCATAATTAGTTTGATGCGGACCTTCTGGAGATGGTACTACCCAATCATATCCATGATGAGCAGCAATGCCACGAAGAGCAGCATATTGGAACATTTGATTACCAAGACGGCCGTTAGATCCGAGCCTATTATATCCGATCATGATTACTCCTCTATTACAATTGTTGGGGGAAGATTAAAATGAAAACCAAAAGGAGTTAATCCTTGGTTTTCTGGTACTGGGGTTTCGTATGAAAATCTAGCAGCGACTTCAACGGGTGGAAACTTACATCCTTCTTCAATAAACATGTGTCTATTATGAACACAAATGTTTCCATCTTCGGCAAAGTTATTTGCATTAAAGTGTTTATAGAAATCTCCTTTTGTACAATCAAAAGGTATTTCTCTCTTCAAAGGAACTTCTAAAAGTTTCTTGCTACGAAGAGAGAATCCACCATTTCCAACTCTGATATGTTCACCAAAAGGCGAGACATAAGAATTTTCTTGATATGGCCAAGGAGCACCAATGTAGTCATATTCATAAAATTCATCTGACCAAGCATCTGGATTTACAATAAATGCATGGTCATGAACCATCAAACAATAATCATCGTCTACGTGCTTATAAAGTTCGTAGAGACAATACTTACTGTACTCATCAATGTTGGTTATTGGATAAACCATTTCTTCTACTACAATCCCATCTTGTAGCAAAGAATCTTGGTATTGATCCTTAATTTCTTTTGATGTAATAAGTTTAACTGATCCAAACTTTGCCTGATCAAGGCAGGTGTAGATCGCTTTAATGGTTCCACCAACCCTAGAAGTGTTATCAACAGCAACTAGGGTTATTCTAGATAAATCAAGCATTGATAAAAGAGTCAACTACTGTTTCAATATAATCAATCATTTTCTGATTAATTGTTGGGGAGCATCCAAGGAAGAACACTTTGTTCAGTACTTGGTTTGCTTTTGGATATTTAGTTGCATCATCAAGGTGACTATATCCAGGATGAAGAAGAACATTACCTGCAAAGTAATTTCTTGTTTGAATCTTGTTACTTTCCAAATGAGCAACAAGGGATCTCTTCAGTTCCTTGTTATCGCATACAATAGGAACTCCAAACCAACTAGTCTCAGCACCTTCTCGCTCATTGACAACTCGGGTGCCAGGGATCTTTTCAATAATCTTTTGGATTTTTTCTTTATTGCTTCTACGAATTCGGTGGATCTCTTCAAACTTTTCTAGTTGAACAAGACCAACAGCACCCTGAAGATCAAGAGGTTTGAGGTTGTACCCCATCGTTGAGAAGACATACTTATGATCAACTACATCGTCATAGTTTTCTAACCAGGTATCAAATCTCTTACCGCAGACGCCATTGGAAAGAAGATTTTGTTGTCCAACACAATAACATCCACGACCCCACCAAGCAAAACTACGTGCAAGATCAATGATTCCCTTTTCGCTAGAAGAAACCATACCACCTTCCATAGTACAGATATGGTGAGCTGGATAAAAAGAACAAGAAGCAGCAACAGCATAGTCGGTCAAATAGTTGCCTTTCCAGGTGCTACCAAGACTGTCACAGTTGTCTGCGATTACTGCAATATTATTGCGACGGCAAAGATCAACAAACTTACTCACATCATAAGGATTACCAAGAACAGGTGATGAAATTGCACCAACAGTTCTATTTGTAATTTTACTTTCAACCTGTTCCAGATCCCAGTTCAGATCTTCCCAGTCAATATCAACAAAAACTGGTTTCAATCCACACTGAACGATTGGTGCAATAGTAGTAACAAAACCACAAGAACACACAATAATTTCGTCCCCATCTTCCCACCCAAAATATTTTTTGAGTGCTGCAAACATTACTAGATTGGCAGATGAACCAGAGTTCACCATCACCGAATGCTTAAAGTTAAACTTCTTTGAAAACTCACGTTCAAACTTATTAACCTGCTCACCAGAAGAAAGCCACTTACCTTTCATAGTAGAGTGGATGATTTCTCTAACTTCTAGATCATCCCAATAAGGACCAGAGTAGTAAACATTATCTGTACCACCAACAAACTCTTTCTTGTTTGCAAGGTATGGGAATACATCTTGGTCCGTATCCCTAGCAGATTGAATGAAACTATCAATTAGATCGTACATAACTGTTTAATGATTTCTTCCGTTGAGATTGTTTGAGTAAATCCTAGTTTCTGTAACTTAGTTGTATCAAGCCAAAAGTCCTTTGCCTGAACTATCTTATGAAATTCAGGTGCTTCCTTTGTCTTTACAATAGATCTAGAATCTAGGTACTCCTTTGCTTTAGATATTATATCACCAATGGTTGTTGGTTGTCCACTTCCTACATTATAAATTTCATTTATATTTCCTTCTTCACATATAAGTTTTATTGCTCTGCAGACATCATCCAAATGCATTACATCACGAATGGGTGTGCCATCATCATATAAGTAAACATCTTCATTTTGTTTAAGAAGATTAATCATATGAACTAGAGCATTCTTTTTAAGAGATGCTTTATTATCACTCTTTCCAAGAACATTACACAATCGCAAGATTCTATATTTAACTCCATAAGTTTTGCAAAAAGAAATTAAAAGATCTTCTGCTGTTTTCTTTGTAATGGAATAGAACCCTGTTGGTCTGCAGGTATATTCTTCTTTTGCTGGTAACTCAGTTTCCCCGTAAACAAACCAAGAGCTAATAAAATTGAAGATGATATCAGAATCTCTACAAAAATCCAAAACTTCACAAAGAACCTTGAGGTTGGTTTCGACATCTAAAGTAATATTTGAATGGACGTTATAATTGTCTACAGTCGAAATAAAGTAAAGAATTTCTTTTGTCTTTGGTTTTCTCTCTTCCCTATCTTGCTTAAGGACTAGATCTGGGTAGAGACTGCAGAATCTACCACCCACAAATCCAGAAGCACCATATACACTAATCATGGAATCCTTTTGTTTTTAAACAGAGCATCTCCTCCTTGACAATCCACGAATGGGAAAGTTGCAAGAAGATCAAAATGTTCGGAAAGCATTTCTATGATACCATCAAGATAGATTTGATCCTTATACATCTCTTCATTGTAATACTCAGTGTAGATGTAATCAATATTGGCATAGTTTTCTTTCATTCCAGCAAGAACTTCTCTTTCGGCACCCTGAGTATCCATCCAAATAAAATCAATATGCCCGATTGACTTTTCACTGCAGAAAGAATCAAGACTTCTACCTTCTGCTTCCACAGTTTGATCAAAGACAATACCAGTGTACATAGATGCCTGGTTTACTGGATCATGAATAGAACCAGAATACCTACCAACTTCATACCCTTCACCAGGGCATCCTAGAGTCCTAGAACGCTTGAAGGTAATGGTTTTATCCTCATCACACATTGCATATGGATGGAAAATGTTTCGTGAATCTTGAATAATATCATCATTCAATTCATCAACACAGTTCATTGTTCCAAGAACAGTTAGTGCCTTAATGTTAACTGGTTCTGGATCAAAGGTATACAGTTTCAGATTATCACCAAATGTCTGAAGAAATTTTCTAGTATCTCTTCCATCAGCACATCCGATTTCAAAGATAACAACTTCTTCTTTCTCTCCAATTAATTTTTTAATTTGATCGTGACTGATTCCCATTTTTATTCTCCTAAAATTCTTTTTTGAAATTGAAATTGATTGAGCAGGTTGTTCAGCGCAATAGTTTTGTAGTGATTGTACTGAAGTCCAACATCCCCCTGCATCCAAGGAAGTGTGTTGCTTGCATTCTTATAATGAAAAATAAAAGCACCATTCATCAAATCGTCGTCTTGCTCAAACTTTAGCAAGTCAACAAAGGTTGGTCTTGGGAAGTTGTTTTCCGCACCGATTTTAATAATGTCGGTGAAGTTCTTATAGAGATACTCCCAATAATTATCTCTCTCTTTTTGATGAGGAAAGGTTCTTTCATTAGACTCTTGGTAGTTTTTGATTTCTACCGTACCTTCTTCAAAGTTTGCAAACATCTGAGCACAACCATTTAGGTTGATTTCAAATGGTGGTTGCATATCAACTAAAACTCCCCACTGATCAACATATTTGGTTTTAAGTTGATCTTTATACTTTTGCACATACTCATATGCTTCGCCACCAACGTCAGTAGCAATATCACCAACAAATCCACATCCGAAACTCAGTTCATTTGGATTTGGCATTTCATATGGTTTGAACAGAATTAGACCGCTCCAAGGATATGTAAAGGCAACTTCTCCCCTATTGTTTTCGTCTTGATAGAAACTATTGTATCGGTAAGATGGAACATAACCAAAGTTATATCCTTCCATTTCTTTTTCAAATGAGATGTCCCTAATAAAGAACATATCGGAGTCAATGAAAACAGAAAGACAGTCATTATTAATGATCTGAGTTTTCCAAGTCCAGGTTAGAGAATATGCACAAGCAGTGTTGCCGTTTACATAACTATCTCCTTCAAACATCTTGGCACCACCCAAGACCTGAAGTTCTGGATCAAGTTCAACTCTAATAGATTTAATACCAATCTCCTCACAGATCTTATCAATCTCTGAAATTTTGTTTGGATCATATCCACCATCACCACCAGGACGTTCATTGTTGCAGACAATGAATTCAAAGTCATCCTTTATGTGCCTCTTCATTGTTTGGTATTGAAGAGCAATAAAGTCTGGTCTATTGTGAGAACAAGTATAAATTTTAATCATTTCAAACTCCTGTAAAATTCCTTGGATTGCTTGTACATTTCATATTCTTTCTTACACTCAGTTCCCGTCATCAAATCTCCTTCACGATCCAACCAGTACCAGTCATCAACAATGGATTCATGAGGTCTCCACCAACCATTAGAAGTTTTAAAATCAAACCAATACTTTGGAGCAATAACATCACAATGCTTATTAGTCCAAACAGGCCAAAATGCAAAAGTTGATGAAGATATAATTGCGTTCTTAGCAGTATTCAAAATAGAATAATCAACTCCAACAGGACCACCTGGATAAGCATACCAACCAATACTACCTTGGTAGGGATCTTTCTCTTCCATAACTGCAGAACCAACAACCTCAGCAAAAGGAATGAACTTCCTTGCATTTGTGGGATCATCAGTCACACAAACAAATTTCATATTTGGGTTTTTATCCAACATATGCTTTGCTGCACTCTGGTAATACTCTGGAGGAACCCAAGAAGCACCCGTAAGATAGTCACCACCACGGAACTGAATTACACAAATATCATCAGAAGAATAATCAGCGATCTTGTTATCATACTCTAACCACTTAATAATATCATCCCTACGATGACTAATGTATGACATATTTTGAAAGTATCCCTCAACCTTTGTGTTATCAGGAAGTTCACTCCAGAGGTGATCATCAAACACATTCATCTCCTCTCCTCCCATGTAGGAAGGATACCTCTGCCTACGCTCAAGGTAATAGTTACTGATTCCTTCGGGCAGTTCAACCGGAGGTCCACCCTCAGGACCATGACCACCAATGACGGGTTTACCCATATCAAAGTTAGTCATAAACGCACATGCTTTGAAAGGGGTAGTTGGTTTCTTTTGAATACCCCAATCATACCCCATTCTTTCAGCAATGATTCTTGGAACAACAATGTGCCAAAGTTGGTTCCCAATACCAGAACCATCATAAATTTCAGAAACAATCATTTGATTAAACTTGTAAACTTCTCTTTGTTATCAAGGATATATTGTGGGTACGAATCATCTACTGGTACAGTTTGATATATTGCATAGTCCCTACCTAAAGGATCTTTATTATCTTTTACTCTAGCAACATTTTGTTTGATCTGATCATTATTCAATTCAGAATGAGCAGCACACTCAATCTTTTTCAAGACTCTCTCTTCAACAGAAAGTCCTTCACTCCCAACATAACTCCAATGCCACCCTCCAGGAAAAATTCTATAATTTTTTTCAGTTTCCTGTTTACTACGAAGTTCAGACAAAGTGTACTTTTCAAGAATTGACTTTCCAAATACCTTTGTGCCCAACCATCTGGGTCTATCACCATAGTCCCAGTCAGTAGTCATAGCACGAATTATACCACCAACTTCAACAAGATTCAAGTATCCCATACAGTTTTCTTGAGCAAAATGGAAAATAGCATCTTGCTCAAAGTATGATTCTAAATCAGAAATTGCTTCTGGGTTTGGTACTTCATCTACATCACTCCAGATAATAACATCATCGTCCGATACATTTTCTAAAATAACTTTTTTAATATTATCCTTTTGGAAAACGTCTCTTTGATATGGGTGAAGATCTGGGGATGTAGTATCCTCAACAATGTTATGAATTATTTTATGATTAAACTTTTCAAATCTATCCTTGTTCTCTTGATAATAAAGTGGTTTCTCAAGACCAGAGAATGTCTTTGTTGCTTCACTTAAAATAAAACAATCAACGAAAGGATCTAGAACATTTAATCTAATTTCTAAAATGTCAAGTTCATTAAAGAAAGGAAATACATCAACGACTCTCATATTCCTCCCTCATAGCGTTAAAGACTTTGACAATCCCCTGTTCAATAGTGGTTTTTGGCATCCACCACTTTGCAATAAAAGTATCTGCTTCGTTTCTCTTATCCAGCTGCACCGAATCCTTTTCATCTGATGGTTTAATAGTGACATCATACTTTTCAATCAGATTGAACTGACCACAGATCATACTGGCAATGTCTCTAATTTTTGTGTAACGGAAACTGGTGATATGCAAATTATCTTCTGGGGTGAAGTCTGTATAATTTTCCATTACCGTTTCAAGTGCTTCGCAGCAATCTTCAGCATAAAGAAAATCACGTTGCTCTTCACCATCGGTGAGCATATCAATCACACCAGTTTCAAATCCTTTACGAATAAAGTCAGTGATAACGTGTGCTTTTTCATGGTCTTTCTCAATACCATAAACGTTCCAGAACTTAACAATCAATCCATTCAAAGACTTAGTATAAAGTTCACCAACATTCTTGAGAACGCCATACGGAGAGTAACTCATGTTACTCATCTGAGAAGAAGCAAAAACAAATCTCACATTATACTTTTGAAGTAAGGTGAAAGCATTTGCCATCAAACGACAGTTGTTGTTGATGAACTGAAAGGTATGCTGATACTTCTTCAGATACCTAGAACCACCAACATCAAATGCAAGGAAGAAAACAAAATCAGAGTCCGAAATCCTTTCCTCAAGAAGAGGATTAGGAATAGTGGTCATATCCTCATCTGGAGTATTGACTAAATCAAACTCATGAACAAGGTGTCCTTTGCCACGCAAATATTCCGTCAGGTAGGCACCGATCTGCCCACTGGAACCTAGTACAGTAATTTTCATATCAAACTCTGTGATGAATAATGGTGTTACCTGTGTAAATTTGAGAGTGGATCCAATCGTAAGTTCTTGAGATACCTTCCTCTAGAGACATGGAATAGTCCCACTCAAGTTTTTCACGGATCAAATCATTGTTAGAGTTGCGACCACGAACACCTAGTGGACCATCAATATGCTTTTTAGTAATTGTCTTACCAGACACTTTAGCAGCAATATCAGCAAGTTGATTGATGGTTACCATCTCTTCAGAACCAATGTTCACTGGTCCCATAAAGTCAGATTGAACAAGGCGATAGGTTGCTTCTACACACTCATCAATATAAAGGAAGGATCGGGTTTGTTCACCATCTCCCCAAATTTCAATTTCCCCACCTTCAACAGAAAGTTCTGCTACCTTACGACAGATTGCTGCTGGGGATTTCTCTTTACCGCCGCGCCAGGTTCCTTCTGGTCCGAATATATTATGATATCTAGCAACACGTACAGGGATACCATAGTTGCGATTATAAGCAAAGTAGAGACGTTCCGAAAACAGTTTTTCCCATCCATACTCACTGTCAGGTCCTGCTGGGTATGCATCATCTTCTCTAAGTCCTGGGTTTTCTGGGTCCATCTGAATGTGCTCTGGATACATGCAGGCAGATGAAGAGAAGAAAATAGTTGTCTTATTTACTCCCTTCAATTCATTAAGATCCTTCAAGGAACGAAGAACATTAAGGTTGATTGCTGCAGAGTTATTCATTACATCTGCATCATGATCCCCCGTAAAGATATATCCAGCACCACCCATGTCTGCAGCAAACTGGTAGATCTCATCAAAAGTTTCAATGAATCCACTAGGAACAAAAGTATAGAAATTATTTGCGTATCCCCTAAACTGAACAACTTTATCAACAAAGATCTGATCTGTTAGATCTCCTTTGATAAATTCATTTGCATGAGTTTTAGAATGCTCT